TGTGCGAGCCGTTGAGCGCGTCGGGGGTGAAGACACCACCTGCAAAGTTTCCGCGCTGGTTGAGGCGGCGGAGGTTGAGGACGCCCTTACCGGACTGGTAAGCGTCGCCCCACTCGGTGACGCCGTTGTCGGTGTTGAAGCCGAAGACCGCGACCTGCTCAGGAGCGAGGAGGTCGACCTTCGGGAACGAAGCGACGAGGTCTGAAACTGCGAGGAAGCAGAAGGTGACGTCGAGGGCGTTGGTCGAGAGGTCATTCTCGACCTGGCCGTCGTAGCCGAGCTGGCGAGCGTTGGTACCTGAGAAGTCAGCTTCGGACTTCACGATGGCGTCGACCACGAAGGCGTCACCAGCGCCGGTCCACGCACCGAGCGAGCAAGTCGCGAAGGAGGTGGTGCCGCTGTGGACCTTGGTGTAGCCGACGTTGACGAGGTCGTACATACCGCCGGTCGCGAGCGAGCCGGACTGGACGCCCTTGCCTGTCGGGTTGTTGTAGATGGACTTGCCGCGCTCGTAGGTGGCCTCAGTGGCCGAGTTCGAGAGACCGAAGCCGGCGTCGCCACCGACGTTCGAGCCGTAGGTGTAGTCTAGATAGAAGATGAGGCCCGAGGGGAGGGACATCGGCTGGATCGAGACGAGCTCGTTGGCAACGAGGCCACCGAAGACGCGGCGAACGATCGGGAACGCGATGTTTGAGAAGCCTTGGATCTGGCCCGACGAAGCGACGTTGCCGCCACCGGTCGAGAGAGAGTTGCTCTCCTTGAGGACCTGCGCCGCCTGGTTCTCCAGGAGCTGAGACATTGTCTCGCGGCGGTTGCCGTCGAGACCGCGGAGGAGGCCTGTGCGGCTCCACTTCTCGACGAGACGAGCGCGCTCAGCACCGATGTGCTTCTCGCGGATACCTTGTGCTAACTGATCTAACGTGAAATACTTCATTTTAATCTCCGTGTTTGGTTTGTTGGTTAGAAACTAACTGTCACTTGTTGATGCCTGCCAGACGTGCCCAGCGATCGGTCTCGAAACCTTCATTGAGGTTGGTCGAGGCCGGACGGGTCGCCCTGGAGGATGAGCCGAGGACCTTGCGCTCTGTCGACTCGCTCAGAGGACGCGACGTGCCTTCCAGAGTCTTGGAGAGGCTCTCATAGACAAGCTTGACCTCGCGAATATTCTTGGCCTCATCGAGACGCTCGATGATCTCGGCCTTCTGCCTCTTCGAGAGAGACTCATTCTGGAGGAGCCTGTTGGTGTAAAGCAACTTCGCGTTGTACAGATTCGTTTCTGACAACTTATTGCGGAGACTCTCGGTCTCTTCCGCCGACCGTGTTGATCTGCCATTGTGGGCAGACTCATTGATAGCCTTCTTGATCTCGGCCTCGCGGCTGACAGAGGCATTGTACTTGTTAGCGAAGAACTCATAGGCTTCATGCATCTTCTTTGCCTGTGCCTTACAACCTTGAGCTTCCTTCTTGGTCTTTGCCTTCTTGGCTTTCTTCTCAGCGAGATCCTTCTTCTTCTTGGCCTCGCCAGCCTTCTTCTTGGCCTCAGCCTGAATGGCTCTTTCGCGGCGAATAGATTCCGGCAGGTTGGCTTGGCGGTTTGGCTGCTCATCAGGATGAGCCTTACGATAGCTCGGAACCTTCTTATTACCTTGGGTCACTTCTTTGTCGGCTTCGTCCATGCCCCAGCCTTCCTCAACATCCTGAAGCTCATCAAGCTGATCATCCTCGTCCATGCCGTCCTGATCGCCGTCAGCTTCCCTCAAGTCGATGTCGAGGAATGGATCACCCTCATCGTCTCCGCCGCCGAAGTGATCGAGCTTGCCAGGACCGGCGCCCTTCGATGAAGGAACCTTGTCCTCACGAAGAGTCTTCATACGGGAGATCTCGCGACGGAGCATGCCTTCGTCAATCTCAACCACGAGGTCGTCTCTAAGGCGAAGAGACTCTGCTTTTGTCTCCTCTTCCTCACCGCCTTCTTCGCCGAGGTCAAGATCGAGCTCGTCTCCGCCCTCACCGCCTTCCTCTTCCTCGCCACCCTCTTCGCCGAGGTCGAGCTCCTCACCTTCTTCCTCACCTTCCTCACCCTCTTCGCCAGTGATGAGGTCAACACCAACGGAGTCGAGATCGATCTCGTCAGGTAGACCCGTCAACTTCAGGGTCACGTCGGCTTCGTTCATCAGTCTGCTAAATCTGTTCTTCATTTTATTGTTCTCCTGAAGTTTATTAAGTTCGCTAAAATAGGATTCGAGCTTGTTTTCGTACTCACTCTTTTGAGCGGAGGAGCTCGCTGACTCCTGCACATACGCATACATATTTTCAATTTGAGAAATCATTTTAGAGATTTGCTCATTGTAAGTCTTTGTTTCTTTTACGATTCGAGATGCAGCGCTGAGTTTCTTGAGCTGCTCGCCGATTCTATAAAGGCTTGCCTCTATCTCCTTATCATTTCCAGCTCTTGAAGCTATGGCTAAAGGAGCAAGGGCCTCGACAGACTCCCTGGTGAGAGAGTACTCTTCGCTCTCAGGGTGCGAACCGCCAAAAAGCGGCGGCTCGACCTCTACACCGCCCTCGTCAGCAAACAGAGCGTCGAGGTCAAGGGTGACTTTTCCTTCCTCATCGGGAGGAGAAATGGCAGCGGAGTCAAAAACAGGTTCAAACTCATCGTCTGTTATGAGCTGGCCATGCACTGGACCGCCGCCTGGTTCTCCATGTACCTCCAACTCAAAATCTTCGTCGACCTCTTCGTCCGATTCATCGACTTCTTTGAGAAGCTCTTTTTCAATTAAATCACGAATCCTTGGAGTTACTGCCTCGACCAACGCTCTTTTTGCGTTGTCTTCAGCGACTTCTTTCAATCGCCTGGCGTCCGCTAATGCTTCTTCGTAGAGTTGCTTCGACATGCTTTATTTCCTCAAGTTCTCCGTGTTAAGTATTCAAAAGTAAGCATTTTTTAGAAGTGACGAATTTTATCATCCCAAATGATGGGATGCATAAAGATCCGGACTCGCGATGGCAGGTGACAACGTGTTGTCGCTAGCATTCGTGGGATCAAAATTGGGTTTAATATCTGTTGTTTTGATCTCAGGATCGCCCTCTTTATCCGTACCGTCAGTCTTGCCAGGCCCAGGAGACCTAATGTCTGGAAAGTACGGCGTCGCGGGATCGCCTGCTTTTCTCCATTTAACGTCGCCAGCTGCTTCAAGTGTGTTAGGCGGAGTGATCGTAGAACTGCCGCCGCCGCGGTATGAGAGATCAACTTTTCCAATAGCAAGGTCGCCTGTGTCAACAACGCCATTAGTCTCTTCAGCACGCAGCTTGGCATTACCGCGGGCCACGGCTTCTAAACGCGAGCCCTCGTTATCCAGTCCAAGGAAGGGTGAGCTGATTGTCTCATTACCCGCGAACAATTTCTCGAACAATGCTTTTTTGTTCGAGTTATTCGAATTATAAGTTGTGTATTTTCCCTTACCACGAGGCATGTTTTTTCTCCTTATCAGACAGAACGTGCGATTGATTTGACAGCACGGTCACGTGCCTCTGTGATCTTGGCAAGACGTCGACGAAGGCGGGTTTCCTCGATCTTCAACGCCTTGACGTAATCGATCTTTTTCTCAAGAGAGTCTGCATATTCGTCGGCGTCAGTCTCCTCGGCCTTCACATTCTCAGTGTCTACCATTTTACCGAACTTGCTAGCTTCCTCTTCAATGATTCTTTTCAACAATTTTGAAGTAAGTTTCATGGTGCATTTGCTCCTAGCATTGTGCTGCTAGGTCTAAATATGCGATCGAAACACGATTGCACTAATTTCTTGGTTGCATTTCCATGAAAGCAAGGTTCGCCCACTTGGACGCCACGTCTTCGCCAAAAACTTCTTCCGGAGTTCCTGCGAATTGTTCCTGCTGAGTAAGTCTTGAAGCATTGGAAGATGATGATTCTGCCATCATCATGTCTCCATTTGACATCATCTTTGGAAGCGTGTTCATTGCAGTATCAGCAAGGATGTCAGCCATAATGGGATTACCACGCGACTCAGTTTTGATTGCTTGCACAAGAGCTGGTGAAGGTGCTCGACCGCTATGCGTCGACGCAGGCATATCAAGGGGAGACACTCTTTGCTGCTTATTACTTACCTGCTTTTGTGCAACTGGCCTTACATTCTTAGATTCATAAAAAGAAGACGTGTCCTGTGCGGGACGTTGTTGACGTTGTGCACTGCCCAATCCCTCCTGAAGGATCTCCAGAAGGCATTCTTTCACAATTAGCTTTAATTGATTTTTTGAAATTTTCGTTCCCGTGGTCATACTCACGTTACCGCCTTTGACAAATAATACTTTATTTTCCCCTTAAAGAACGAAAGTTGTGAATCAATCATTCATCTATGCCAGATCCTACTAATTTTGGCATTTCGAACTTAGAAATGCCTGATAATTCAGCCATTACTTGAAAAGCCCCCAAGGAACTTGTATCATGACAACCAATGTAGACTTTTGTGCACTTGACCCCGAAGAAAATCTCATCTTTATCCTCAGGTATCAGTACAAAATGATTATTAGTTATCTGTGCAGGCTGAACACTGTCAAGAGATGAGACCTCTCCCCAAAAAACAAATAATTCTTTTTTCCCTGAGATGGATCCAGATGGATGGATGTGTCCCGCATCTAAATTTTTAACAGTAAAGCTCTTTGTAACTCTCGGAAATTGGACTTCTACCCAGTATTTGTTGATTGGAAAGATGCTGCCTGTCACCCAAGGGTAACCCGAAACCTGATATTCAGATACGTTATTTAATCCGCTTTTAGGATGGTCCAAACCCATGATGGATCACCTCAGAGCTTATAAGAAAGAATATCATTAAGAACTCTATCAATCCTATCACTCTTTTTGAATATTTTTTTCAAATCACTCTCGTGTATTCTTTTTCCTTCAGGAATCATGAAAGCGCCAGGGGTTGAAGGCTCTGAAACGTAGTCCCAACATATGAGCTGGAAATCGTCTTGCACGACGTGATAATCGCCCTGCTTACGGGTTGAACCCACACCTCGAGAAGAGATGCCAAGTTTCACGCCACTCTCAACGAGCGACTGTAAGATCTTTCCTGACGGTGTGTCTAGGATTTCGGCAGTGCCATACACGACTCCCGACTCAAGATAAGCCTCACGAATGATATGCGAAACATTCTTGAGATTGACGACGGAAGAATCAGGATGATCGAGCTCTCCCAGAGCACGATTTTCTACAATAAACTTTTGGTAATTCCTGATCTCACGTTCGAGGATGTTTAGCGGATAAATACGCCCATTCTGATTAAGCGTGTCTGCCTTTTGAAGAATTCCCTTCATCAAAACTTTCTTGACGGCAGGTACTTCAACCTTGTTACCTTGAGAATCTTCTCTTATCACGGCAGGTTTGACGATCTCAGTGATTACCTTGTAATCGAAGACGTCGTATGTGTCTAGAAGTCTAGCCTCAGTCATTGTCTTACTCCTCGCCGTCCAATTCAGCGCTTAGTTTTGTGTACAACATGAAACGTGTGACAGTGTTATCATCAACTGTCTCAGCACTCTCAGAGATAAGCTTTTCGCGAACTCCGCTCAACTTTTCATTGATGTAGCGATCATCGGGATTGGATCTCTCATAGGATTCAATCTTTTGAAGAACATTACCTCTTATCTCTTGAAGTTTTTTGGTGATGATAGAAGGATCGCTGTTTGCTGTCGAAAAAACGTAAGCCTTGACAAGCGACTTTTGCTCATCGTTCAAAATGCCGGTGTACTTTTCGTTAAGCTTCTTCGTCATCACTTTCATCAAAAGTCGTGACATCCCTTGGGACTCTTCGCTTATCACTTGCTCTTCAGGTTGTGTCTTCTCAGACACAAGCCATCTGACGAGTTGGTCCTCGTATGAGGCCAATCTTCCTATGTTTTTGTCGGTTGCACGCCAATCGTTGATCAGAGTCTGTACCGTTGCGTACATTCTGTACTCGTTTATCTGCTGATCGTAAAAATTTTCATCCTTCAGCGAATGATTGATGTGCTTGATGAGGATGGACTTTTCTCGATCCAACTCATCCAGATTATACCCACGTGCTGCTTGTTTTGCCTCATTCAATATGGAGGCTGCTACAGCTTCAGAGCTGACTGTCGTTTTGATAAGAGCATTGATAAGCCTGAACTCTTTGTAAAGCTCAGATCCAGGCTTGAAGTGCCTCTTCAAGATCTTTAGTGCCATAGCAGATTTCTTTTGATCACCCTCCACGAGGGCACGAGAAATGCTACGCACGAGAAACTCGTACAATAACCCAGCATTACGTTTCTTGTTGTGCGACTTGTTGCTCATGTCTCGTCCTCATCGTCAATGATAAGTAAATCGTTCTCTTCATTCGAGTATGATTCGCTCAATAATCTATTAGATTTATTGCCAGAAACGAACCCATGCTTTTGTCCCCACTTACCAAGCATCGACATTAGATCAGAAGGTAGGCTGGGTTTTATATGCGTCGTTGATTCGCCAAAGGGATTACTAACTACGGATTTAATCCACCCATTATCAAATGGATCTTCCATGGCTGGATTTTTATTACCTGTCATTTTCTTGAAATCTGGCATATGCGTCTTCGACGCACCATGGGTTCTTATCCTGCTTCTATTATAGAGGACTTTATCCAATTGACGTTGAACCTTTACAGGAGCCTCTACATCACGAACGCTGAGCTTTAAGTTAAACTTTTCATCGTCATCAAAATCATCCGCAGACGTGAGAAGTTCGGTTTCTGGGTTTGTTTCTTCTTCAGGTACCTCACCGGCATTTTCTTCAGGAGGTGCCTCTTCTTCGCCGCCCTCTTCTTCACCACCGAATAGGTCTTCACCTACGCCACCACCCTCTTCACCGCCGACTTCTGCTGAAGCACTTTCAATGGTTTGATCGACCATCTTATCTTTGAGTCGACCATCATCAATACGCTTACACTCTTCGTCGTTGAGACCCCAGATCTCTTTACGAACGAAGTCCTTGTTGATATAGCCTTCAGGAGCTGATCCACCGATCTCAAATTTAGCGCGCCACAGCTCAAGCTTCTGTTGCTGAGCAATAGTAGATGGATTACTCAAACGAAGCGTGAAATTCTGAAGATCGTCGCTCTCATAACCGTGAGCGTACAGATGAATGATCGCAAGCTTGTTGAGCTCCGCCAATAAAACACGCTGGATCACGTTGATCGTGCGAGAAAAGCGAATGTCTTCCTGCGCGAGCGTCGCTTTGGACGACAACATCTCATCGTAGCCCAAATATGCACGAGGAATTTTGAGCGCGGCGAATAGCTTCTTTTGGATGTAAGCCACATCCTCAACTGCAGCAGTGTTTTGCCCACCTGCAAGGGTCTCGATTCGCGTCCCAGTGTCAGTGCCTCGAACAGGAATGAAGTAGTCCTCGTCGACTGATAAGGGATTATATCTGAGATCAACACGTCCTGTGGTGCGATCAATTACCTGGTTTGTTCTCAGGTTTTTCCTCTGCTCTTCCATGTAAAGCGGAACGTCGGACGCTGGTATATTCGCGACGTCGACGTAAAAAACCCTTCGTTCAGGGGCACGGACGACTCGGTACACCAACATAGCGTCCTCAATGAGGATCAGCTGTCTCCAGATTCGACGAGCTGGTTCGATGATGGAGGAACCATAAGGAAGGAACATATCGTTACCAAGCAGACGAAAGTGCGTAACCTCCCAGTTCTCGAGGACGCGATTACCCAACGTAACCCATCGATATCGAACAGCGAAAGGATCATCACGGTCAAAATTTTCCTCCCGCTCAATCTCGTTCACGGGTATAGGAAAAGCAGATACAACGCCTGTAGTCGGCGACACATCATTGTACAGGAAAAAATCCCCATACTTGACAAGATTGCGAGCCCAAGAACGAAGATTGAACTCGGTATTCAAAATATTGTAAAAGAGATCTTCGAGAACCTCTTTGATCTTTTCGTTATCTGAATAAATGTGAAGGACTCTGCCCTTGTCGTCCTGTGCACACGTCTCATCGGCGTAGATATCCAGGGCCGCAGCGATCTCAGGTGTGTTATGCGAGATTACCGTGTCCGTCGCAAAGTTTTTATATCCATCGACAGTTAGGTCATAAAGTGGGATGACACCATAACGTTCAACAGACACAACCTTCAAATTGTCGTATGTTTGCGAAAAGTCAGTATAATTTTTGTATCCCCTCTCTAACAGACGGTTCACTAGAACAGTGGGGGTTGTTCCTAAAGAATCCGCAAGCTGTTGCTTCGACATGCCCTTAGAAAAATTGGAACAAATTTTGTCAAAGGTAATTGCACGATTATATCTTGGATTTTTTTCTCGTTGGTTGTCCCACCCAGCATTGTGCCAATCTGGGTTGTATGCTTTTGCAAAAGTTTCAAAATTTGCATAACCGTGTTTTCGTAATTTTCTCTTTACTACATTGGGATCAGTGTCTAATGCCTCGCAGATTTTCTTGGAATTAAAATTTACGCGCTCGGCAATTTCAAGAATTCTACCAAAGGTAATGTCTTTTCTTTCTGCCGGATTGTTCTCCGACATGAACCTTGAATGATTCTCCTTAAATTTTTGAATCCACGCAGAGTTGTCTTCTGACCACTTTGCACCGTTTATTATTTTTGTGTGCAGTTGCCTATGCTCAAGATCTGACATGACTTGGAGGTTTTCTGGACGATTATCGTGCTTGATAAAGTTTACATGGTGGACGACCTCACCTTCGCACAGCTCAGAGCCCTTGAGTAATTCGCCAATGACGCGGTGTTCTGCGACCCAACCGTTCATGCTGGATCTTTTATCCATGGTGTAAATCCAGCGATAACCCTCGCCTTCTTCTTTACACCCATTGAAAAGATCACGACGATAAAAGGGCATCATGGCGTCGCCAGGTTGCAAATCCTCTATCTTACAAAAAGTTCCATCTCTCTTCATAAGACGATGGTTAGGCGTTCCTATTATCTGCCTGCCGTCGTCGAAGGTCACAACAAATGCATCATCAACACGAGTTTGCCGTGCTTGTTTTCCAATCGCAGGTACAATTCGACCCAAATTATGGTCGTAAGCGTACACTATGAATGTGTGATCAGGATTTTTATCACACTCCTGTGACAGCTCACCAATTGTTTTATACCCGCCTGGAACAGCGATTTTAGTGTCTTTATGAAGACAATATTCCATCTCTTGAAAATCCTGATATCGCATCAGGCGTTCAGAGAGGTTGTACGCATTGGCTGTGATAGTTGCATAAGTCGGAGCGAGCGACTTTTGGAAAAGCAAAGTACCTGATGACTTCGTCTTGTCAGCGACGGCGATCGTAGTATCAAGTGTCTTTATCTTCTTCTTGACAATTGGACCGCTTCTGAAGAGAGTCGTGAGGCGCTTAAATAAGCTTTGTGGATTTTGTTGTTTTTTTGTTGCCATTTTATCCGCCTGTCTATTTGAGACACGGCTCAAGACTCATACTAAATTCACTAAAAAAGTCGTATAGGTATCTCAAACCATTTTTTCTGGAGCCGCTGGTTTGAGAGAAACTTTCTTGACTGCTGGCTTCGGCTGCTCGACGTAGGAGCCTGGTGCCTCTATCATGCTTGAAAGAACTTCCTCGACCTCTCCAAGGTGGGGAGTCATCGCATTGATCATACTCGCCGATGCCGTTTTCTTGAAAGCCTCGACGGCTGTTAGAAGCTTGCTTGCCGCTGTCGCAACATTGGCGACGGACTTGTGATCAACAGCCTCCGTGAGGGAGAGTTTCAATTCTTCTGCAATGATTTTTTTGAGCTGTGGAAGCGTTATCTTTTTCATCTGAAGACCTTCTTTACAATGTAAATATATTGCTCAACGAAGCAACCAACTGAAATCAGTCGCTCCGCCGTGTCTTATTTGGGATGCGTCTCTAGGCTTATGAACATTATATGGGTTGACACCGCGTATGTTGGGATTTATGAGCGGCTGCACGGAGTTCACATCTCCAGGCATCATGCTCGAGTCTCTGCGATCTACTTTTGTCGCTTTCAACATCGCAAGTGCCATCTCTCGCCCTTGTTCATTGATGACTGAAGAACCATTTGTGAGCCATGTTCCAATAGCAAGACTCATGATCAAATCATCATGACTGTCTCTAGAAGCCTGAGCCTTTGCGCCGTTCCACACAAACCCCTGCATCTCATCATAAAAGCGCTGAGAATAAATCTTGATAATTTTGTTGCGGATCAACTCCTCTAATTTTCCAAGAATTTGCGGACGGGTGTTTCCTTGCGTTTCAAACCCAGGAACGTCGTCAGGATTAGTGGGAATGTAATCCCACATGTCGCCCGTCGCATTTCTATAAAACAGACGTTTGTATCCCGCATCTCGTAATTTGACACAGGTGAAGTATCCAAAAGTATTTCTCTCCGGACAAATCAACGCAGTGTTATATTTCTTGCCGTATTCAAGAAGTAAATCAGCGAGTTTATCAGGCGGGACTTTACCCATGTACTCCAGCACGACCTCGCACTCTTCAGCGTCTATGACATGAAAAGTCGTGAAATCCGCGCCGTCGCCACGAGCCACGTCTGAAGATATGACATATCTCTTTGCGGCCTCTGGATCAGACCACACCCATACACCATTAGCAGGACCTTCTTTTCTGATCGGCTGTTCGATCATGGCGCGAAGATGATCCATCTCGGTGGCTTGCAAGAAAGTCTCACCTGACGAGATAAAGTCGCATAAAAACTCCTGCGCAACCTTGCGCTTTGGTAGGTTTTTCGTCTCCTTGTCGAACCACGCCTGATCGTGTTCAGGATGCACCCACCATGGAAGGTTTATTGTGTTGAACTCATTAACTTGCGCGGCACCGTCCATCCACAGCTTGTAATACATGCCTCCGACGCCATTTGGTGTCGAGATGATGATTGCTGATCCGCCGGTAGACAGTGTGGGATAGAGACCGGTCCAGATGTCCTCAAAGTCTCTAATGAAGGCTGCCTCATCGACAATGAGGAGTGACAACGCTTCAGATCGTCCGGCGTCCGGTGACGTTGGAATAGCTGTGATCGTCGAACCGTTAGAAAAGCTGATTTGTTGTTTTGTAGGTTCAAACTTTGTCAACAACAACCACTTAGGAAGACCATCCAACATGGTACGAACTTTTTTGATAAAGTTCATGGCTGTCTGGAGCTTCGTCGCGATGACCAGAATGTTTTTATCTTTCTTAAAGATAGCGTACCAGACAGCATAGGCCGCAGTGACCGTAGAGAGACCAAGCTGTCTGGATTTTAGAATAATATTGAAACGATGCTGCTCAAATGCTTTGACACAGTCGTCCTGGAACGGATAGGTCTCAAACGGAATGAGCCCGCGTTTTGCGTGCTGAATCTTCGTATAAGTCCTCATGAAGTAAACGGCGTCTTTGCCGCACTTCAAGATTTCTTTAACTTGTTCTTCTCTACCAATCGGGCCCGAGTGGGTAGCCATCAGCCGACCTCAAACACCGTCTTTCTTCTATAGTAAGCGGTCCTTTTTGGATTATGGACCCCGAAACCGATGATCTCCAAAGAATCCGTCGACGCGTCCTCTTTAGCAGACAATGTCTTTCCACAAATGTCTTTATATACGGCTTTTATGTGCTTGAGAGCCTCTGCCGTGATGGCTTTGGATTCCTCAGCATAGGCGCGCTTCATCAGAATCATTTCTTTTTCAGTCCCAAAATTTACGACGGCAGCGTAGGAGGCGACAAGCCTGCTACCTTGCACGGTAAACTTTACTGAATAACTCGCAGTCTTTGGGGTAGATGACCTCCCCCACGTCGTGTCGATTGCCTGACCAAGGGCGACATAATCAATTTTTCCTTCAGCCATGTGAATGCTCCTGCATTAAATATGGCAACATTTAGTCTACCTCAAATTTGACGATAATAGGCAATCTTTGCTCAATCTCAAGTTTTAGCGCAGCTGGGTCTGGACGCCAACCGTTTTTCCACTCACTTCTTCTTGAAGCTGCCCATGAAATTGAGCAACGATGACAACAACCAAGCTCATACCATGAGCTTTCATCATCACGTGACCTCATCAAAAAATTGCAAACCGGACAGCTTAGGGGTATGCCTGGTTCATAATCTTGTGGGACTATGACGTAAAAGTCGTGATGGTGCCTGGATATCAGCCTGTCGCGCAGGTAGGGTTTTTGTTCCACGCATCAATCATATATCACTCTGGAATCTTTTTCATTTTTTGTGATCTCAAGGACGATATCAGCTGCGTCCTTGACACCATCCACATGGGTAATAACAATCACGGTCTTGAAGTAACGCTTCAATGACGATAAAAGTCTGTTGCACGCCTCGACCCCAGCATCGTCGAGGGCACCGAATCCTTCGTCGAGAATGAACATGTCAGTCTTGGGAAGCGACGAGATATTGATGAGAGCGACGCGGATGGCGATGGAACTTATCATCTTTTCCATGCCGGAGGCGAGTTCAATGATCCTGCGTGAGTCACCGTAATTGATGTAAACGTCCATGGACTCAGTCTCCTCGTCGACCTCCAACTCGACCGTGAAATCCACGATGCCCGTCAGAATCTTCGTTATCTCGGCGTTGATGAGAGGTAGCTGGGAGGATACAATGACGCTGGGGATTCCTTTCTTGGAAAAAGCAAGAGAAATCAACTCTTGTACCTTCATCTTTTGAAGAAGAGCATCGCGTAGCGACTTTTCTTCTGACAGCTTTTCTATATCAGAAGAAATCCTGCCTCTCTCTGCCGCTAGCTGCATTTTTTCTTTGTCGACGTCTGCGAGTGACTTAACCAATGAGTCGATCTCTCCTTTAAGAGAAACCACCTCGGCATTTTCTTTATTTTTCAATGCCTCTTCTAGCTCTGCCAGCTTCAGTCTTGCAGCGTCCAAGGTGGGATTCATCAACTCTAAATTGTTTTCAAGGCGTACAATCTCTGTTTTTGTGTTAGAGATTTCAATCTCCAATTTAGAGCGCATGTCATGAAGCTTATGCAGCTTTTCGACTTTGTCTTTCAGATTTTCTGATTTCAATTCTTCCAGAGATTTTGATGCTTTTTGGAGGCTTTCAAGCGTTTGTTCAACCCTGCTACGCTGATCCTCGATCTTGGATTTTGTGGAGTGGGCGTCTTTAATAAACTTGCACGTTGGAAATGAGTCTCCACACGGAACCTCGTCCAGAATTTTCAATGATCGCTCTTGTTGCCTTAGCGCCGTTGATTCTTTCTCGTGTGCATGTTTCATTTCAATCACAGAGGCCTCTAACGCAGAAAAAGCGTCGAGCCTCTTTTTAAGAGAAGAGATATCGTTATCTGCTTTCACAGAATCAATAGTCGATATCTTCGCTTCAAGCTTTTGAATGCCATCCTGCAGGGTGGAAAGCTTGTTTTTATGACTGTTGATTTTTTCTTCGAGGTCTGAAACTTTGATACGCTGGTTATCGACCTGCTTTTGATTGACAGGGGTAAAATCGCTGTGTCGAGCAAGTTCTGCTCGCAGTTCTGCGAGTCTCTCTGTGCAATCGTGAGATCGCTGGCTTCGATCTTCAATTTCTAGCACGATGTTTTTCAGTCTCTCACTATAAGAAGAAGTCAAAGATTTCCAATCTTTTTCAGGCAAAGCCTTAAGCTGCGCTTTAGACATATTCACATCTTTATTAGCGAGCTCAAACATCCTGTCAAAAATGTCAAGATCAAGAAACCTTGACAGTATCTGACGACGCTTTGATGAACCATGTTCGATGAACTGATTGATCTCCCCCTGAGCAGAGAGGGACGTCATCAAGAAATCTTCAGGATTTCCGATCAACTTTCTGATGACTTTCTCAGTGTCATTCCTTTGCTCACCGGCAAGATCTAGCGCTTCACCTTCGTCGTTTATCTTGAATATGTTGAGTGAAGTCGGGGCGCTGATCACGCCCTTCTTGTTTTCATGTTTGGCAGTCTGTCGCTCGACAACATAATCGATGCCATTCACATTGATTATGGCTTTAGAATAACAATAAGGCTTCCTGATGTTGCACACATAGAGATTCTTCATCGGTCCACGATCAGTGGTGTTGAAGAGCGAGTACATGATGCTACCGACGATCGAAGATTTCCCGGCCCTATTCGCCCCGAAGATTCCGACGATGCCATTGAGATTATCAAAATTGATTGAATTGCCCTCTCCGTAGGCAAAGAGGTTATCGAACCTCAGGTTCTTCAAAGACCACTTGGTGTTGCGTGTGATCTCTTCCGATGCGGACACGGTCCTTAGGTAGAGCTTGACTTGGTCACCCACGTTTTGCCAGATTTCATTTGACTGCGTATTTTTTTCATAATAATTTTTGACTAAACGAAGTAGCACATCGACTTCACGCAGGTCAGAGCGCTCAAGTATCTGAGTGCCTGCAGAGATTGTCTCTTTATTGGTCTGCTGTTGATCGATTTTGAAAGTTACTTCAGTCGCTGAAATGTTTCTCTTTAGCAAAGAAGAAAGATTCTGCACGTCTTGCGTGCTAATGTGCAAGCTGCTCTTTATCCTAAATCTTGAACCCTTGGGATATTGCAGCGCGGCTTTGTAAGTTTGCTCAACATCGCCTGTCCACTCTAGGGTGACAAACGGTTTAATGTTGGGAAGCAATCTAAAATTGATGTTCCAATTATCTTTTGACTTGATGTCCCAAATCAAATAACCATGCTCAAGCTCTTCTGCGTAATTTTGCTGGATCAGCGTTCCTGGATATACCATCGTCGCTTTTCCATCTCTCCATGCGAGTTCCTGCCTCTTGTGGATATCTCCTAGCAGGGTGAAATCATAAACCTCAAAGAAGCTTGCTTTGATACCTTCTTCGATCTCCCAATCTGTCTCGGACTTCGAACCCCAAACGGCTCCGTGGTAGCACGCAATGTTAATGTCCCCAGGAACGGGAGCCACGTTCTTCCAGCCTTCCTCATCGAACAAAGAAAAGACGCAGAAATTTAGACCCTCTTGGACTTTGTAAGTCCCACTCTTTTTATATAGAAAAATTCTTGGATTGGCAAGGGCCTCGACGATGGGAGACACAGCATCCTGCCTGGACATGTTGACAAGATTTCCGTCATGGTTACCAAGGATCAGGTGGGTCGGGGCGACCTTTGCCATCTCAGACAACCACCAAGTAAGAAGCTCGATGTACTCGGGAGAAATGCCTGTCGTCTTTGTATGGAATATGTCCCCTCCGACGAAGATGTGGTCGACGGATTGTGACTTACAATCTTCAACAAATTTTTGAAAAATTATGCGATATTCATCGTGTCTGCTGAGGGCCCGGATGTGGATGTCGGCTGTGTGCGCTATACGGGTCATATTGCATTATATGTTATACAAAAACATGCAAGGTGTTCAATATTGGTAACGTTTCGCCGTTCTTGGCTGAAACGTTCTCTCGTCATCGTTTTTAATTTTTAGCTTGATCTCGGACATCCTGTCCAGACGGTCAAAGAAAGAATTTTCCCAATTAGGAATTGAAGCCGACGACAAGGCTTCCTTGAATTGTTGCTTCGACATCTTACCAGGATCACCAGCTTCACGAGTGTCGACAACAATTACATCAATATTATAGCTTTGTAGCTTCTTTGCTATTTTTGGAGTTTTTTTGTGCCACATGTCGCCATCTAAAGCAAGGGCGACAGGGGTACCATGCACTAGTATCTGGGTAAAAAGACGAGATTGCTCGTTCAAGTCGGACCCGAGAAGTGGCACGGCGTTTTCTCCGCACTTCATAAGATCAAACGGACCTTCGCAAATGACAAGCCTATCGTTCCAGTTTATGTTTATTTCATTAAACACAATGGGAAGCTTATCATCTTCGGGATTATCGTACTTTGGTCTCTTATCGAATTGGTCCACGCTACGTCCGACAAAATAATTCAGTTCCCCGTTCGAATCAAACGATGGCATGATTACACGACGTTTCCAACGATAATCGTTGGAAATTCCTAGCTTATAAAACCATGCATCTCTCAGAGTGACATTTCTTTTGCCCAAGTATATCCACGCAGCTTTTACGTCAGGATCGTTGAGAGGTGCAAGGGTCAACAAGCGAAAGTCTTTTGGAAGCTCAAGCTTCTTCTTTTCGACTTCAGCGCTCGTCGCGTCCAGGAATCTACTTTTTGCCCCTTCAGGCATGAATTCATCGCGATATCTGTTTAGCTGCTCTTGAGAGCCGTATTTTCGAATGAGAGGAGCGAGGGTGTGTGCTTTCCAGCCACACGTCCAACAATGATTTAGATCATCCTCAACATGGATCGCAAGCTTACGTTTATTGTGATCTTTTGGATCGCAAATTGGGCAACGAACGGAAAAATTCTTGCCGTTCGCAGCCAACACGCCTTTCCCAAAAACGTTTTCATAAAATGCAAGACGATTTGTGATAGATTGCAGCACAAATCGATTGTATCAAGCAAAGCGTCGAATGTTCACCTAACATTCGACGCTGAACTCATCGTCACGCTGCCTTTAAAAGAAAACGCCACAGGGACTTTAATTCCTAGCTGCTTCGCAATGGCTAACCTGTGGTTACCCTCGCCGACCTTCGCGACTCCATTTTTTCCGATTTCAAAATAAGCTGGTCGTTTTTGATCCCAACCTCTTGATTTCATCTTTTCGAGCATTTTGTTCCATCTATCCAAACCAACGCTGTCGTCCTCATCAGGAACAAAACGCCACTTATCAGGGTACGCCATATCGTCCGCGCCTGTAACATCTTCGTGTGAGGCAGTCTCCGCAGACCAAGTGTACTCACGATACTTCCACAGTTCTTCTGCGGAGTAAAAGGCATGGAACATGTCCAGTTCTCTAGCTTTTAATCCGCACTTGACCCAACCATCGATCACTTCTTCTACAGTCGGCGGGTTACTGGGATCTATATCGTAATATCCCCTGTGGGAATCAAACTTTTGACAGAAATCTGCTTCTGAAGAAATGATAGACTCTTTGATGAATTTTCTCAAATAAAAAAGTGGATCGCTCATTGTGCTAATTATTCCGTCTGTAAGGAGGCTGCGCGAGCTATCACATAAGCGTCTGTCGCATCACGTGACCAGTCCACGGCAGAACCATTTTTCTTTTTAGGCCAAGAAATGTGTTTAAGATCATTTTCACTCATAAAATCAAAAACCTGTTCTTTGCCGCTCTTACCTGCAACTGAAGTTCGTTGCATTTTTATCCCACAAAGTTTTCGGGCGTGCGAAGAAGAGATGTACTCAGGTTCTGCGACAAAGATGCCACGGGCGATATAGCTAACGATCCCATTGAAACGCATCAAGGTCGTGATTGTTCCGGCTGAAGACATACCTTTCTGGAATCCTAGAAGGGGCTCTTCTAGAGCAACCCTGTATTTACCTGGAAATTTTGAAAGGACGTCTGTGAGGTCCTTTGCAACTTTATCGGCTTTGTCCCACAAGGTGTTGCACCCTTTAAATTCAATCCTATCAATGTATAGAATGTGTGATCCGCTTCCATCGAATTGGATGTCTGCGTCAATCAAACAGACACCTGTGACTGACGTGGATACGTCAAGACCTATAATCAAGTTTTTCATGGAAAATTTTGATTACAAAAACATCGCGAGTAAAATCTTGATTATAGGACACCAATAGCCTTTAGCTCAATTTCAGTCATTATTCTGAGAATGGCTCCGTGATCAGCACACCACACTTGAGCTGCTAGAAGCTTCTTTTGGACGGTCGGCTTTTGAAGTTTACGTGATGGCTTTATCTCCACGATCTCAATGCTACCGTCGGTGTACTCGACGCGGAAGTCAGGTATGTAGCGCCTGATCTTTCCGGTGCGCTTGTTGGAAACGTAATCTATCGAAAAAGATTCATATTGCCATGTGCTAACGTCTGGATCTGCGTCCAAGTGTTCCATGTAAACCTTTTCCCAGCCGGAACGGAACTTACATGTCTGACCACTCTTGATAGACGAATACTCACCGCGCTTGTAGCGTCCGCCTTTTTTCTTCGTGCGCTTACGTTTTTGTTTTTTTTCGATCATCGATTAAAAGTCCACGCCGACCTTGAAAAGTATTCGGTCTCCGTGCCTCTTGACGATCGGCTGCGCAAGCTGCGTTTTTGCGACGACGTTTAGATTATCATCGTGAAAATTCAACCCAGTGATATAGACATAGTTCGGATCCGAATCGGTCTTATATCCAGAAGCTGGCAGCTCTACAAAGTTTGGGTTAGAGCTGGAATTCAGCATGTTTTGTGGGGCAATGACTTCAAGTTTTAAAGAGTGGAGACTTTGCTCTCCCCTGAAAGACATCTCATATCCATCTTTACCATAGAAATAAAGATGCGGATTTTTAACTACGATGATTCCCTCGTCGTAGTAGACGTTCCCGCAGTTATTCCATGTGGAAGATGAAGTCAAGCAGTCTGCACGGTAGATGTTCCCCCATCCATCGTCCTTGAGAGTTATCTTCATGGCACCAGACGAACCTGTCAGACTATTGTCAGCGATGACTAAAGACCCAGGAAGAATCCGCTTGCCGTAATATAGATTGCTGACATCAAAGAAGGTTACTTGGTTGGAAGACGGATCTTTTGTCCTCTGATATATCGTAAGAGGAGCATTCATCTGTATTCCAGGAATATACACTCCGTTTGTGATCGCAGTATTTACTTGATTTTGAAAATTGTTGTACGCAGGTCCGGGGGCCAATCCAGGTGTTTCGGGCGAAAAGCCAATCGAAAAATCGACAAAGTCCTGCGCAGATACAGCTGATTGACCCTCGACATCGTCGAAAGATGTTCCAAATAACAGCGAACCTGTGGACAGCAGGTCGTTCATATTGACAATGCTGAGGTCCTCTACGTTGTCATCCCCGGTGTGCATCGTTCGATTGCTCTCTGATGCTATCAGCTCAAAGCTCGGCATGAAATTGCCATCGTCGTTGGGCATGATCAAAAGATTCCGGCGTCGAACCCAAGAATCCTCATATAAAAATTCATTCGCGGTTTTTGCCTGCGTTGTGTAACCTAGAGTCGTGCCAGACATGTGGTGGGCACGTGGATGGTTGTCGCTGGCAAAATCTTTCAGATAATTTTCGATATTGATGTAGTGCCCATTGACGCCAAACGACAACGCGGTATTGAATGGGTCGTTAGTCGAGCCGTCAATCTCAAAAAACGGTGTTTGAAGCACACCGCCTGATCCATTTACGTTTTGTCTAAAGGGAGAGTGCTCTATGAAGAATGGCGGGACATAAAATGCAAATCTTTCG